CTTCGTGGGGTCTAAGCCGTCTGCTTCTATATCAAATACTAAGTTACTCATGGGGTTCACCTAAGCTGTGACTGTATTTTTCTTTTAATCTGTTTTCTTTTTCTGTATTCTTCCATGTATTAGAGGGGCTGCGAGGATCTTTAAGCATCTCTAAATAGTACTCATCTAAAACGTCATACTGTATTGCCACTCTCAGCCCTGCCATAGTGAAGTGCGCCCAGTCCAATACACCCACTGGTCTAAAGCGTGTTCTATTTTTAGCTATCAAGAAACTATTGAAAACTGTTCCCTGCTTTGAATACGCACAAGAATAAACCAGATCAGGCTTCAACTGTCTCAGTTGTTTAAGTGCTTCTTGAAATGCGTAAGTTCCATATGGTGCCTTGCTCATATTATATCTCCATCAAACTGTGACTCATCATAGCTATCAAGTTCTCTCAAGCGCCCTGTCTTACCGTCATACAATAGACTACAAGCTACGCCAACATCACCAGTGTACCTAGACTTCAACACCCTAACCTTAGTAGTCGATGCTTCTATCTCATCTTCTGATTGTTGGTTACGCTCAAGTGCAATCACGCAGTCAGACAACTGAGCGATACTCTGCGAGCCTCTAAGGTGTGATAGCCCTGTCTCGATACCGTTCTCGTGTCCACGGTTGCCCTCTACTCTACGGAGGTGAGACACTAGGATCATACCGCACCCTGTCTCTTCTACCATAGTACGTAGTCGGTGCATGATGCCGTCAATAGCTTTACGCTCATCGTTCTCAAGCGTAGAGAGTACAAGCATGTGCAAGTGATCTACTACAATCCATTTACAATCTAGACCGATGATCATGTAGCGTAGCTTGCTGAAGATATCATCTAGGTTGTTGACACCGTGGTGTGCATGAATCCATACACGCCCCTCGTTCTCACCCATGAATACTTTCTTGAAGCATTGGTCTAGCTGATCGTCTGTGAATGTAGACTTAACACTGTCGAGGTGAAGCTTAGCGTTAGCCTCCACTGCCATGATACCTTCAGCAGTTCGTGACCAGTTCTCCTCAAGAGCTACAACACCCACGTTATCTTGTGTGTTCTCGATCAACCAGTGTTCGATCTCACGAGTAATAGATGACTTGCCTAGACCTGTACCACCAGTAAGAGTAACTAACTCACCAGCTCTCATGCCTTCTAGCTTTTTGTTTAAGCCCTGCCAAGGGTAAGGGATAGCTGTTTTCTTTTCTGTCCGTAGCTTCTGGTATGCACCAAGCTGGTCAGATAGATTCAATACACCGGATGGTGTGTAGACTTTAGCGTCCCAGAAAGCACTGACATATGCAGCGTGTCTACCTTGGCGCAACATATCGTTGGCATCTTTGTAGTCCACAGGCAGTGTCATCAGCTTAGCTTTGCCGGGGGTTAATAGTTTTGCAATAGCGTGAGCTGCTTCCTTGCCCACCTTGTCGTTGTCAAAGTTAATGACAACAGAATCAAATGACTCTAGGTATTCTAAGTTCTCTTTAACATCACGGACACCTCCTTGTGCCCCTGACTTTATAGATACGGCTGGCCACTTAGAACCCATAAGTTCGTAAGCAGCCATCGCATCGCACTCGCCTTCTGTTAAAGTTATAAACTTACCACCTGCCTTGAACAGGTTCTCTCCAAACAATCCTACTTCCTTTGGACTCCCTGTCCATGCAAAGTCCTTGTTAGCTTTACGAATCTTTGTACCTGCAAACTCGTGGCCGTTGTAGTAGGGATAGTAATGCTTATCAATCTTACCGCCCGCCATAGTTGATTTAACACCGTACTTCTTAGCAGTAGCTAAGCTTATCTTGCGGTCAGTTAATTCATTAAATGAAGCTGGGCTTGCTTGTTGGTATGAACTCTGTTCCATCTTGCTGTTCCTTTGATACACTTCAAAGTCCGTTACGGTATCTGGTTGTTGCACTTCCGATGTGCTGTAGTCTTTAAAATACTTGTTGCAGCTAAAGCACCATGCAGACCCGTCATCATTGACAGAAGCTGCATCGCTTGAACCGCATTCATTACACGGCTGGTGGAACTTTACAAAAGGCATACGCCTTACTCCTCGGTTTGCTCAACTTCCTCTGTTGCAATCATCTCTTCCGTGAGGTGGTTAGATTTAAGTTCAGCTATTAAATTAATTGTAGCTGCTTGCATTAAGCCAACAGTGATCGCGGCTTCTTGTCCTCTCTTATCAGCCTCTATCAGGTGAGTCAGGATAGCCCTACCCTCGTCTGATAGTAGGTCTGAGTCATACTGCATGTCATCTACGGTTACAATGCCCATTACAGTTCGTCCTCCATGCCTTCATCGAGTGCGTCAAACTCTGAGCCATCGGGTGAACCAACTTCTACTAAGTCGATAACCTGCATAGCTTGAAAGTCCAACCCGTAGAAGGTCTTGCCTTTCCACTCTGACTGCCACTCTTTGTACTGAACCTTCACGTTTGATCCGTTACCTACACGGGCATCGAGTGGGTTCTTGTTTGCGTCTACTAAACGTGGAGCCTGTCGAACCATACCGTTAGGGCCGTTGACCTTACGCTTAATAACAACCGATGGGCCTTCGTCCATCTGCTTAATGGTGAAGCCACGAGACTTAAAGTCTTCGGCAGTTGCTTCATCCACAACTAAGTTCACGGAGTAGACAGGTTCAAATGTTGTATTGGGTGTAGTTACTGATGCCCAAAATGCTGCGCCTTGTAGTATTGCCATGTTGCTTTTCCTTCTGTTGGTTTAAAAATGTTTAAGGATTGTATCACTTTAAATATCAATTGACAACTCTTACTTGTTGCCGTTCATGTCTTCTTCCTTCACAAAGATACCGTCTATCATCTTACCCTTGCGATCCTTGATGTCATTGTAAGCATGGTTCAAGCACTCAGTTACTGACAGGTTGTTTCGCACGATGATGTTAATCAACACAACCATGATGTCTCCGATGTCATCAATGGGTGACTGCTCCTTACAAATACTATCCGACAGCTCACCTACTTCTTGTATAAGTTTAAGCACCTGATCTTTATCGCTTGAACCGTGTATAAGGTTACGAGCTAAGTGCCATGAGACTACCTGCTGTATTGCATGCTTAATATATTCTTCTTCGTGGATCATTCTACTCTTCCCTCATCTGTCGAACGGTTTCGTATTCAGTCTTGTCGATGATGTATTGGATGACTGCCTGCTCTCTTACGTTGTACATACTACACGCTGTCCTGAGCGGAACCTTACCTTCTACTACATCTGTTGCTGCCCTTGCAGTAGCCATCGCATCAGGGTTAGGGCTTCCCATTAGAGTCTGTTGGAACATCCTTCTTCTCCTTTTCTTTATAGTCTTTATGTTCTGCAAAGGTCTTCTTAAAGATCGCATCAAAGTTACTGTCGAACTTCTTCTTATCTACTGGCCGAGCTGAACTACCTTTGCCGCCATGTGTCTGTCCTGTTGCCATGATCACTCCTCCGCTAAGTATATGCGGCCCAGTGTAACAACACAGAAGGGCATAGATAAAACAATACCCTCGAACTGTGCTGCCTCGTACTCACCTTCGTTTATCACAACCCAGATAGCTCTTGTATCAGTGAACTCCAGATCTAAACCCACGCCATTACGCAGGTTCAGACTGAGGTGGTATTGACCAAATGTCTTTGTCATATTATGCCGCCTTCATGTAGTGGCTAGTTCTAACAGCGTCACGAACTACTTGCTGTCTCTCGTTCTGAATAGCTGCAATGTTCTCTGAGCTTGCAGTGCGTGTTGCACCGTGGTGCGTTGACCAATCAGTCAGTGCATTATACACGGCCCAGTAGTTATGTCCAAGGCGTTTAGAATAGACATTGATGTACTGCTTCCAGATATATTCTAAGTTCAGGTTACGTCTAGGCATAGCGTACATGACAGTCACTGGATCTAACGGAGTAGAAGCTGTGTCACTCAGAAGATTCAAAGCTCCCTTGCACTTCAATGCTTCAGCAAAGAATCTAAACGCCTGCTGCGCGGTAACATCTGTACCCTGCCACTGCTGCCACAGGTCACGCTCGTGATGGAACAACTGGAGTGACTTAGTAATCACCCGTCCACCGTTCTCAATGTCCAAAGACCTAGTGTGCTTAGCTTTAAACACTGACACCTCACCACCTACAAAGACCTGAAGGTTTGTACAGGCTGCTTGAATCGCAGCAGCACTAATCATGAACGGCCAAGTACCATCAAAGGATGAGATGGACAACAGACTAAGGGACGCACTGTCACCGTCAGCGGTCTTATAAGTATGCTCTGGCAACCGATACTGAACAAAGGTTCTTGCACCGTTGTGTGATGTACGAATGGTCTCCTCCATCCCATTGATGGACAGGTCAGAACGCTCAATGATGTTCCTTGTTACGTCAATCATATGTTTAGGTGCAACAGGTTTGTAACCATGACCGTGGATACCTAACTCTGAACCCGTATCAGTGCGGTAGATAACAGACTTGGAACTCTGATAGTGTACGGCCTCACCTTCCTCTGTGTTATACATCAAAGGTGAAACACCTATATCAAACCCTGCTGACCCATAACCTCTAGCCTTGATGGTGTTTAACGCGCTGTTGTTTGCAAACATTGGTGTAATATTATTCATATCTATCTCCAGTTGTATGTATATAAACATACTATTATTAAAATAAGTTTATTCCTGAGTTGACTCATCCTGAAAGGAGATTATAATCCTTTTAAGTTTTCTAAGTCAACTAAATATATTCAGTGTTGTTTGTTATAATTAATTATAAGGACACAATAGAACTTCTGTACTCTATAAAGACTATGGAGTGTCCTCAGTTACAACCTCAACGGGTGATACATCCACTACTTGTAGGCCATAAGGCTTGTACACCCCTGATTTCTTGTTGATATTGGCATACTCTAGGGCTTCTTCAGGGCTAGAGGCCGCAACATCTATGAAGTAACCACTCACTTCGGACATCATTACCTTATAAACCTGTATCGGCTGCTCAATATCTATCTGCATCTTCAGTTTAGCTGTCATTGTTCTCTCCTAAATACGTTATAATATAGAATGGCCCGCCACGCTGACCAATTTTATGTGCATCTTCTAGGGTTGCAGCGTACTGAGTACAGCCGAACTCACTAAAGTCTATTGCCCACATATCAATCTCCTCGCACTAGCTTAAAGGTTTCTCTTGTTAAGATTGTGACCACTGCATCGTGTGCTGCTGCGTCCAAGTCATAGGCACTCTTAACGTCCTCTATCAGATGATCAACATAATCTTCGCTGACCTTATCTTCTATCGTACATTCTAGCTCAGCTATTCTGTACTCAAAGTCTTCTAGCTTCTCTTTAATGTTAATGATATTTGCCTCGTTGTTATCAAAAGAATTATCTTCAAGGCCTCTCACACGACTCTCCAACTCTGCGATTCTATTGGCATCTCGTATCTGTAAGCCTTCAAGATCATTAGTTCTAACGAGGATACGCTCGTCAATGTACACTTCTAAAGCTTTAAATAATTCTTGCATGTTATGTATCTCCAATTAGGGTTTTGTTTTATCCAACAAGCAGCGCAAACATACACGCCACGTTCAATTACATCGGCTGTCTTGCCGCAGCTACACTTAACCATTGAGTACTAGAACCTGCTCGGCTTCAACTTCAGGCAGGTAAGCAAGCAACACCTTCTCATCTACTGTTTTCAACAGCTCCCAGATAGGGTCAGTGTCGCCCATCATCAGATCAATCTGTATTTCCTGTATAACTTTATCAATTAAGTAATTCTTTTTAACACTCATATCAGTTTTCCCTGCTCGTGCAGTAGTTTAGTATTAAGCTTACAGCTCACATCAATAACATCCATCAGAATCCTACGGTCTGTACCATCAATAGGTAAACTACACACCCACTTGTACAGGTCTTTAAACTCTGCGATCTCCTTCACTGTTACGTCTGATAGTTTCACTGTACTCGTACCCTCCGCTTGCATATAGGACATGGCTGCGTCCAGTCTAGTTGCTCAGGATGCCGACAGTATTTTGTCCTGTCCTGCTCCTCTTCAAAGTAATAACCGCCCGCTGTCTTGATGCGCTGGCCGCTCAAAGCTTTAAGCTCTCGTTCAGTTAGAATCATTGTCTTCTCTCCACTCCAAGTTAAACACCGTGGGAAAGAACTCGCGCTGCATTCCTTCAGCACCCAGTGGTCGCACCCACACCCTGCCAGTACTTGATGGCTTGTGTGGTGGGTTGCCACCCTCAATGATCCATAGCTCACCGTCATTAGTTTTCAACAGCTCATCCATCACTACCTTCTCATCTGCATTGTTGAACAGCGTCCAACCTTTTTTAGATATAAACATTTTCATTCTCCGTTATAATTAATTATAAGTAATTAGGCTATGTCGAACTCGCCCTTGTAATTAGTTTCCACACGCGACCCGTCAGTAAACTCCACAATGATAGGCGCATAGTAATCGGTTGGGCTGTTGACGATCTCATACTCAGCACCAAACTCCTGCACTACAGTCTCACCGTCAGCTCTGCCGAAACACTCAGCCGTATTGAGCCATTCAAAAAAATCATTAGCTATCATGGGTAGCCCTCCAATCTGGGGTATGGGTATCAATGGTATAGCCTAGCTGCTCGATCAACTCCAGCGCCTGCTTGGTAAGCGTCTTGGTTCCAGCCAGCCTTGCAAACGTCATTGCATTGTCACACGCTGGATAGATCACAGCATTCCCGTATTGCGATTTCATTTCAATCAGTATTGATCTACTCATTGCCCTGCCCTCAAAAAATATCGTTGATGTTAAAGTCACCCGTAAATATAGACCGCGCCATATCATAGTCCCACTCTTCGGGGTAGTCGCTCATCTCATGGGCTGCGTTGATACCTGCCAGCTCCTCAGTACTCACGACCTTCTTAGCCCAACACACACCGCCCTTACCCTGAATGCGCTGGCGTAGTATCTGGAATACTATGCAGCCTTGCACCTGAAAGGCTCCCGCCGCTTGCATATAGTCCATGCCCTCCACATCGTGCAGCATGTCTTGTTCCCACGGTTCGCCACAATGGGCGCAATATATATCAAACATAATCTTATTCCTTATAATTAATTATAACGATCAACCA